CGGGCTGGTGGGGTCGGTGCTCTGGTAGATGCTGCCCACCGGGAAGGGATTGACGCTTTTCAGCAGGGCGTCCACCTGTTCCCGCGTGTAGTAATCCGAAAAATCGGCTTTTTGCACGCTGTCCTTCCATGCATTAGTGTCGCTGTCCCATGTCCAAATGGTGTCCGTGGTGCCGACAACGGCCCACCAGCCATTTTCACCGACCGGCACAGCGGCCTGCAGAGCTTCCGGCGTAGCATACCAACCTTGCGCACCGATGGCAATTGTGCGCACCTGTTCAAAATATTCTTTTGTAGCTTGCAGGTACTCGCCAGCTTTTTCTTCACTGCCCTTTGCGCTGGAAGCACTGGCATTGGAATTTGTTTCCGATGTTTTAGCTGCGGATGCGCTGCCAGCAGATGCCGTCTGGCTTTCTTTTGCTGCGCTGGCACTGGATGCAGCGGCGTTTTGACTTTCATTCGCCTTTTTAGCGGAATTTGCGGATTCTGCAGCTTTATCGACCGCGGTTTCTGCAAACTGCTTCACGTATTCCATGCCTTCCGCAATGGCCTCGCGGACTTCCACGCCTCGCTCAGCGTTGCGGACAAGTGCAATGTCTTCATCAAACGTTTTTTTATTCGTTTTATCCATAAAGCACCTCCTTTACTTGCTTGCCACATAGCCCTTGAGCAAGCGGCTCAGGTCGTATGCGTCGGACGCCTTGCGGGCGCTCAGGGCCTGCAGGTCGCTGAGACTGGAAAACTCGGTGCCGATGGTAAACTCCTTTTTATCCGGCGCGTCCAGCGGCTCCACAAGCTTTGAACACAGAAGCCATGTATCCACGCCATGCGGTGCCGAAAAGATATGCGTCTGCCTGCCAACTGCAATGCGGTCGATATCGATGCCCGCGTCTTTCAGGTCCACGGCCTTGATGGTCATTCCGTTGAGGTAGCGCAGGTTTTGCGCAAGCTCCTTTTCGGCAGCGTCCAGCAGGGATTGCCGCGTGTTGCCGGTGCCGTCCACCTTGATCACCTTTGTGATGATGCCGTACAGCTGCTGGGCCTTTGTGTCGTTTGCCGTGCTGGCGATCAGGCTTTCCTCTTTGGCGAACAGCCACCCGATGCTTGTCGTGGTGCCAAAGGCGATCACTCTGGTGCAGATGTCCTCAGCTTTGGTGTAGTCGGTCAGGTCCAGCATGTTTGTGCCAAAAGCGATGGTCTGAGGGTTTTTCTCGGTGATCTCCTGCAGGTAGTCCAGGTAGCGGCGCGGCTTGCCGTCCGCATCGGTGCCGTGGCGCACCACAAGATAGCCGCCGTACTTGTCTGTGAGCTCGTCGCCCAGAATGTCCAGCGTCTTACCATAGTTTTTGTCGTCGCCAAAGGAATGCGTGGGTTCCTTTACATCAAAGGCGGCAGCATAGGCTTTGCCGTTGACGGCAAGGCTGTAGGCACCGTTTTTCTCAGTGATCTTAAACGCGCCGGATTCGGTCCCCGTAAGGCCGTATACGGAGTATGTACCATAGTTTCTTCCGCAGGTCACACAGGAAACGGACGCTGTAGCCACGCTCACGTTTGCATTCCACGTTTTGCCGTTTGCATAGGCCACAGGATAGCGGACCCGGAAATTGTTATCGCCGATGCGGGAAACGGCCCGCCCGTTCAGGATCTTTTCCTCGTTGAGCGTCCAGCTCAGGCAGGAAGCAGACCAGCTTTCCGTTTCTTCGCTCCAAAGTGTCGTATTGGTGCTGACCGGGTCATAAATTGCCCAGTGATACACGTAATCGTCGTCATCGTCGTAGTGGTAGCCGGACTGAACTACCTTGACGCCGTCGATGTATGGCACAACCATAGGCGTGTCCATCTGCACCTTGCCGGGGGTGAATGCCTTGTAGGGGTCCACCTGGGCGTTGTGGTTGGCGCAGACCCAGTCCAGAAACTGCGAAAAACTCACGTTGCTGGCCTTGTAGGGTGCGGCGCCGCTGTCGTTCAGGTAGGCCATTTCACCCTCGCAGTAGATCTTCTGACGCATCAGAAAATCCTGCTCGTGACTCATGGGCCGGCCCTGCCAGATCGTTTTGCCGTCCTGCTGCACCTCTACGGTGGTGCGCAGCTTCTGCAATGCGGAGTGTGCCACATTGCCCAGCGGCAGCGTAAACTCAAATGAGCCTGCCTTGCCCACCTCGCGGGTCAGGGTGGGGCTGATCAGCTTTTTGGTGTCGGTGATATCGCCGGGGTCGTAGATGCACACCCTGGTCTCCCAGGTGTCCACATCCGTCTGCACGCCGGCATAGACCTTGTAACTCATAAGCTTGCCCCCAGATACTTGATGCTGATGCTGCAATCTGCCGATGCAGCAAAAACGAGAGTGCCCACCACGCCATCCGGCATGGTAAGCCCCTCGATGTACTGCCAGTCGGTGGACTTGGCCAGAATGCCTACCTCAAAGCCGTTGAGGGACACCGCGATGTCGGCGGTGTCCTCGCTGCGTTTGAAGTAGATGCCGGCAGCACGGGGCGCACCGGTGATAGACACCTGCACGTCCTCGTTTGCTTTAAGCGGAATGTCCGTGTAGTTGCGCACAACATCGTACTCAAAGTTGAAGTCGTCCCACAGCCAGTCGTTGGTGCCGTCGTAGACGCTGCGCTTGAACGGGTTGCAGGTGCCGGTGATGGTAAAGGTACTGGAACGCCGGTCGCGGGAGGGCGTGACCTTCCACAGCCCTTCCCAGTACCACGCCGGGTCCTCGTCAAACTTGCACTGCAGCCATTTGCCGTGGATGGCGTTGGCAATGGTGCTTTCGATGTAGGGCCACCTGCTTTTCGGTGCGGTGCACAGCAGCTCCATGGTAATGGTGCGCTTTTTGTAGTGCACCTTGCTGTCGTCCCAAGCAGTCAGGTTCAGCAGCGAATCGGAGCCGGTGACCTCCACAAGAAGCTCATCCACTTCGGCAGGCGAGATTTTGGGACTGCCCACTTTGAGATACAGCCCCCAGTCGGTCAGGGTGTGAAAATTGCCGATCTTTGCGCCCAGAAGCTTTGCCATTTACACACCCCTCGCTTTCCGTGTCACAGTCGTGCCGATCCGGGCATCCACGTTTGTGGTCATGCGGGGCGACAGCACTCCCACCAGCTCGCCGGAATCCATGACCACCTGACCGGTGCCGATGGCGGGCAGATGCTCGTCCAGCAGGCCCTCGATGCGCTCCAGGATGCTGGTCTGCCGGTCCGCAGCGGTCTGCTGCCCGGTGACGCGGTACTGCATGGCAGCACGGGTAGAGAAGGTGCCCAGGCTGTCGTACACGCCGGTTTTGTCAAATGGACTCTGGTAGTGGCTGACGGCCTGCTGGTTGTTTTTCTTGTTCATCCAAGCGGCAATGCCAATGCCGCCAGCGACAGCGCCCACGCCCAGAATCAGGGCAAGAATGGGATTTGCCGCCACGAAGGACACAATAGAGCCCAGCGCAGACGTGATGCCGCCCGCCATGCCGCTGAATCCCTGCACGATGCTGCCCAGAGCGCCACCCACGCCGCCGGATTTTGCAAGGCCGTCGATGATCTCGCTAAAAGACTTGACCGAGTTGGTCACACCGTCAATGTCGGATTTCACGCCGCCGTCAGAAAAGAGCTTTTGAAAGATGTCAAACGCCTTGCCGATGCCGCCACCCGAATAACCTTCGTTGATAGCACCCAGTGCTTCTTTGAACCACTTGGAGATAACTTCACGCTGATCTTGAGATACTTCTCCCCAGATCAGATTGACGAAATCTAGCGCAAGGTTTCCCCAATTGCCATTTTTGGCGTCGTTGAAGAAATTCTTTACCAGTCCGAAAAAGCCTTTGTTCAGCTCGCCGGATGCATCGCTCAAATTCTGGTCAATGCGGCTCTGGGTGCCTTTCACGCTCTTGTCGATTAGGTTTGCAGTCTCTGTCACTTTGTCCTGCACGCCGTCGATGTAGGTGATGACCTTTTCGTAGGTCTCCGCGCCGTTCTCACCGATGCGCTCGCCGGTCTCGGTCACGGTTTTCTTGACATGCTCACTGCCATCGGCGTATTTTTCCACTGCTTCCTGCACCTTTGTGGTGATGCCGTTGATGGTGGTCTCGGAAATAGAAGTCAGAGTGCCCAGCAAGGTTTTTGACATGTCGTCATAGGTCTTAGTGACCTTTGTGACAA